AGGGTACTACTACTGGCACCTTTTCTCTTGACCTTAAGATTGAGAACATTCGTGTTCTACCAAGTGACTATGTTGTTAAAGTATCTCAACAATTGATCTCTGAGTGGACAAGTCAAGATGCAGACCTCAAGTATTTTATTGCCCTTGAACCCGCATGATGTTACATAAAGTTTTTTATGTTCCTATATTTACTTTTAGATTTGATAAGCATGAAATCTATGACTTCTCTGATATAGAAAAACAGGGAAGAATAGATAGTCGTCCTAAAGGATGGACAACATCTGTCAATTCTACTTATCCTTTTATTACTGACAACGATAGATTAATATCTACTGATGTCAGAGATAATTTGATAAGAGATTTATCAAAACAAATTAAAAAACTTTTTATATCGAATGGTATACCAGATAAGTTTGTTGTTAATAATTTCTGGTATAATGTATATCATGAGAATCAAGGGCAAGAACCACATACACACTTGACAGGTTGTATGGAACAAACACCGTACTGGTGTGGTATCTATTATAATAAAGGTGCTACACCAACAACGTTTTTCCGTCCAGATTCTAACAATAGAGTTCATCAGTTCCCATATCAAAGTGAGGACTTTAGAGAATACTTTGCTGATAGTTTACAACCAAATTTACATGATGGGGATGTAATATTATTCCCACCATATTTAAAGCATTGCGTTGACTTGACAACCAGTGCTAATATGAGATTAACATTTTCTTTTAATTTACAATTACATAATGAGCAAAGAGTTCCTTTGGGTTGAGAAGTATCGACCTAACAAAGTCAAAGATTGTATCCTACCAGATACAACACGTAATGTCTTTCAAGGTTTTGTTGAACAAGGAGAACTACCTAACTTGCTATTGAGTGGTACAGCAGGAGTGGGTAAGACCACTATTGCTAAGGCAATGTGTGAAGAGATAGGAGCATCATACATTGTCATCAATGGATCTGACGAAGGTCGTTTTCTAGACACAGTTAGAAATCGTGTAAGACAGTTTGCTACAACTGTATCATTGACATCAGGTGCATCACATAAAGTTGTTATCATTGACGAAGCAGATAACACTACTAACGATGTACAACTGTCATTGAGAACTGCTGTAGAAGAGTTTCATAACAACTGTCGTTTTATATTCACATGTAATTTTATCAATAAGATTATTGAACCATTACATTCTAGATGTACAGTTGTAGATTTCAGAATCAAACCTGAGCAATCAACACAATTACAAGGAGAGTTCTTTGTAAGGTTGAGAAGTATACTCACAAAAGAAAAGGTTGAGTATGATGATAAAGTTTTAGCAAAACTTATCAAAAGATATTATCCAGATTGGCGAAGACTTATAAATGAATGTCAACGCTATGCTGCTACAGGTGCTATTACATCTGCAATTCTTGTTGATGTTGCTGATGTAAATTTAGATACTTTACTATCATCACTTAAGAAAAAAGAATTTACTACAGTAAAGAGTTGGGTAGTACAACATATGGATAATGATCCTACCATGGTCATGCGTAAGATCTATGATAGTTTGTATGGTGTATTGAAACCCGCATCTATACCAGAGGCAGTTTTAATTATTGCAAAGTATATGAACAGTATCCCTATTGTTCCTGACCAAGAAATAAATTTGTTAGCATGTCTCACAGAAATCATGATGAGTTGTGAATTCAAATGAAGATCTGTAGAACATGTAAAAAAGAAAAGGAGGACATTGCCTTTGAAATAACAACTGTTACAGCAAAGAAAACATATCGTCATGGTATGTGTTACGAATGTAGAAAGGTTGTTAGGAAGGTAGAGCGAGACCTAAAGAAAATACATGGTAAAACAAAACCTTTAGGAACTCCATGTGATTGTTGTGGTAGGACAGATCTACAATTAGTTTTAGATCATTGTCATGAAACAGGAAAACTACGTGGATTTTTATGTAAAGTATGTAATACTAGTATAGGTGCACTAGGTGATAATCTAGAAGGCATTGAACGAGCAAGAAATTATTTGGTTGAAGCAATTATTTGGGAGGGTAAGAAACCATGAATCACATTGGATTGGAAGTTGTATTTTGGACAGTGTTATCAGTATATCTCCTTGCTAAACTTGGAGTATTCAGAAAATGAAAACAAAGAGTTTAAAGTCATATAAAACACCACTAAGATATCCTGGTGGTAAGTCTAGAGCATTGAGTAAACTGTTTCAGTTTATTCCTGATCTAAAAGACTATACAGAATTTCGTGAACCATTTCTAGGCGGTGGTTCTGTAGCAATAGAGATAGGTAAAAGGTATCCACACATAGACATATGGGTCAATGATCTATATGAACCATTGTATAATTTCTGGAAAGTATTGCAATCAGATGGTCAGAAACTTAGAGACATATTGATACAACTCAAACAAAGACACTCAGATCCATCGTCTGCTAAACAATTATTTTTAGATGCTAAAGATTACCTAGCAAAACCAGTAGGAAATAAAATTGATCGTGCTGTATCATTCTATGTTGTAAACAAATGTTCTTTCAGTGGATTGACAGAGAGTAGTGCATTTTCTAAACAAGCATCGGAAAGTAATTTTTCAATGAATGGTATTGAAAAACTCCCAGAGTATTCTTTGATGATTAAGAAATGGAAGATAACTAATCTATCATATGAACAGATGTTATCTGATAAAGAAGGAACTTACATATACTTAGATCCACCATATGAAATTAAATCTAATTTGTATGGTAGAAAAGGGGATATGCATAAAGGATTTAACCATGATGAGTTTGCAACTATATGCGACAAGTCTACATCTCCTATGTTAATATCATATAACTCATCACAGTTAATTAGAGATAGGTTTGATGGGTGGACAGTTGCAGAATTTGCACACACTTACACCATGAGGTCTACAGGATGCTATAATAAAGAACAAGCATCCAGAAAAGAATTAGTTTTATTTAATTATGAAATGTGAAGTAACCTTATACAAAGCAGGAACTGTCTTCAAAGAAGAAGTGATTGCTAAAGACTATCAAGACGCACGTCAAGTTGCTCTTGCTAGAAACCCTAACGCTAGAGTTGTTGGGGTAAATGCTAAGTAAATTTTGGAAGATATGGAAGTATGCACTAGGATCATTTAACGACGAGACAACTAAAAGATATGATGATATAATATGCATTATCAGATCCTTTATCTTCATACAGTTAGTAATTACTAACTGTTTTATTATTGCAGGAAATATACGACACTGGAACGACAATGTACCAACTGAAAGACTACCTATACAGCATCAACCAATCAAAGAAAAACATATTAGTTGATGACATTGATGCGGAAAAGAAATATCCGACATATATTATTAACAGATGTCTAAGTTCCTTTACTGACACTGTGTTGTTTGCTAATGAGATGAACAAGAACCCTCATCTACCAAAGCGTTTGCAGTATGACTTTTATATAAATAGTGTGAAACCTAGGAAGAGATTCTCTCCTTGGGCAAAGAAAGATTCTATTGACTATCTTGAGATCGTAAAAGAGTATTATGGTTATAATGACGATAAGGCACTCCAAGCACTCAGAATTCTCACCAAGAATCAACTAGATTATATCAAAAAAGCATTAAGCAAAGGTGGCAAACATGAACGGTGAACTTGAGATTCAATGGAAGCAATCTGATATGGTTGAAGTCACATTGAACGAACCAGATGATTTCTTGAAAGTTCGTGAGACATTAACACGCATAGGTGTAGCATCAAGAAAAGAGAAAAAGATATATCAATCCTGTCACATACTTCACAAACAGGGTAAGTATTATATCGTACACTTCAAAGAATTATTTGCATTAGACGGAAAGAATACTAATTTATCATTAAACGATATTCAACGCAGGAATAGAATCGTGCAATTGTTATTAGATTGGGGATTAGTAACTACCAATATTGTTAGCAAAGATAAGATATCAGATCTTGCTCCATTAAATCAAATCAAAGTATTAAGTTTCAAGGAAAAGAATGAATGGACGTTAGAATCCAAGTATAATATAGGGAGAAAGAAACAAGAACCTTAATGAAATATCATCTCTACGACGAACAGGAAAGACATCAAGGCAAGTTTAATTCTATTGAGGAATTAAGAACGTTCTTATGTGATAGGAAGTATGATGTCAATTGTGACAAGGACATAGGTTGTACATTTGATTAC